CTCGTCGCTTATAGATTCATTACTTTTTAGGGTCATTGTTTGACGATACGACTTTGAGACCTGCAATTTTTACCAGTCTTTCCACGTCTTTCTTCTTATCACCACTCTCAAAGCCAGTTGTTTTTACAGTCTGCTCTACTTTATCTACAAACATGCCTAAATGTTTAGCAATATGTTCCATAGATTTGTTTGCATTTGTAAAATCACTGTCTTGCATAGCTTCATTGTAAACTTTTGCTAGTCTTTCAAGAACTTTTTCTTTTGTCCACGTAATTTTAGTTACAGCTTCGTCTTGATACTCTTTAATTCGCTCCATAACCTTTTCATTTTTCATAATTACCCTAGCTTTAGCTCTCGTTCGTGCATCATTCTTGTCTGGTTGGTACCCTGCAGCTAAATATGCCTTGACTTCGTCCCCATGACCAGCAAATTCCATGCAAAATTTCTCTTGCATAGCTGTGAGTCCACGAAATGTAGGAACTTTTACGTTATTGTCTTCTGGTTTTTCTAACATTCTCTTTTCATACTCCTCTGGGTTGTGTTTTTGTATCCGTCTTAGTCTTCGGCGCTCTAATTCTTTCTGTATTTCTCTTAATTCTTCGCCACCTCCATATATTCTCGCCTCTCTTTTAACTTTATGCAAGTTAATTAGCTCTTCTTCTGTCATTTTACCGTAGAGAATATGTACTTTCTTCTTTGTCATAGTCTTAAAAACTTTGAAGGGAGGATAATAACCCACAACCATCACTCCCTTCTCTTCATATACCAGGATTCCAAAGCTGTAGGAGACAAATGAAGCTTAAAACTTAGTCAAATTAGGACATAACTAAGTGGATTCGACTGGTAGGAATAATATAAACGACTAATTGACAATATGCAAGTGATTGTTTATGATCCAGTTTATGAGACCCGAAGAGTTTTTGTACCAACCCATGGTTCTTTTAGACCATCGAGTGATGGAATATCAGTTCTGTATGCAAAACATTCAGAATCCTAAAGGACATTATATGGAGTTTGGTGTGTTTGAAGGTAAGTCTATAAATTACCTAGCCAGTTTAAATAAGAAAATAACCTTTCATGGTTTTGATAGCTTTGAAGGATTACCTGAACAATGGTTCATGGGTCATAAAGTTATTGAGAAGGGACACTTTGCCGTATCGGAATTACCTAAAGTTGTTCCTAATGTTGTCTTACATGAAGGATGGTTTGAAGATACGATACCTACTTGGAAAAAAGACCACACGGGACACATATCATTTATCAATATCGATTGCGATTTATATAAGTCTACGCAAACAATTCTATCACTACTTAATGATCAGATTGTTAGTGGTACCTTATTGCGCTTTGATGATCTTCTGCCCTCCCACATATCCCCATATCCAAAGTGGGAGGAGGGAGAATGGAAAGCTTTGAGTGAATGGTGTATAAAGTTTAAACGTAAAGTCATACCTATGGCTCGTTCTTGGAAACAAGGATGTATTATGAAAGTAGATGTATAATGGTAGAACGTATTATGGATCCTAACAATATTAGGGCCGATCATTTAGAACGATATAACTTTGCCGTCAAGAAATTAAAGGATCTCAAACCTGAAAACATTTTAGATATTGGTTGTGGTATTGGGTATGGTTCTGTGATTATGCATAATTTATTATGCGCCTCGATTGACTGCATTGATAAATCAACAGAAGCGCATGATGTATTTGAAGAAGCTTTTAGCCGTGACGTCGGCAAAGTTAACTACATTGTTACCGACATTACCAAGCTGGATCCACACACGTTAAGACCCGTCTATGATGCTGTCGTATCGTTTGAGTTTATTGAACACATACCACCAGAGTTGGCGCAAGATGTATTTGACCTGGCTGCGGAGAAGTCCGATATATTTATAGTGTCGTCTCCGAACGAATGTGTACGACCCCACCAACTACCACCAATCAATGAGTTTCATTATAAGCATTACACTCCAGCTGAGTTTGAGGCTATGGGTAAACAAGCAGGATTTACAGATGTAGAATTCTTTTGCCAGACTAGTGGTAAACACTACACGGTAAGACCCGGCCTAGAGCAAGGGAAGTTTATGATCGGTGTTTTTACAAAGTCTAAAGTTTTAGGTAGGGGTATGGGTACCCTAGATTTACAAGTAAGGGGCCATATTTGAAAATCTGCTCATTTTGTCTATGGTAGATATAATATATATAGATGTTGTTACGGTGGGTTTTTCTTGGTGGGGGTCTCTTATATAAGGGGACCGGTTAGGTCCACCGATTATTAACCCGAGCGACGGAGGAGCGAGGCAAAAAAAATAATGCCTAGAGAGATTTTTTAATGTTTCTCTCTAGGCAAATTATTTAATTATTTATCTAGTCAATGTTAAGTTTTTTTACTTTAACCTGGCCAGATATTGGACACGTATAACCGTCCCAAAAATTGGTATTTTTCCAATCTTCCTGGGTCTTTAGATAAAGAAGATCTGACAGTTTAGGATCTATAAGACTTTTTAATGTTGTCATTATAGACCACCTTTCAAAGCCTTTTTAATCTCTAGTCTAATTAGATCGGCAAGATCGGGATCATTAGACTGTCTGGCTGGCGTTTTACAGGTGACATAGTCGACAGGTTTCTTGATCATATCGTAAGTTACCTTACCATCTAGAGCAAACTGAGTAGCCCAACGGACAGCCTGCATAAGGTCTTTTGGAGGGTTGAACGGGGCAATCCACTTATCCAGATAAACTTTCCCTAGAGAGCATTTAGGATCAGCTTCGTTAAATACTTTAGGGAATATTTTATTTTCATCACTAGACAAATTGACAAAATAAATATCTTTATCTTTAACCGGTGGATTGTTTGGATCATTTTTCAACGGGTTAAAATAGTTAGCCCAGACCGAAATTGATCCAAAAGTTTTAATTGGTTTTATTTTCATGTTTCCTTCTTGTGTTATAAGCCGGATTGATTTCCGACTTAATATCATTATATCATACTTTTTCGATATTTCAACATTCTTCGGAAAGCCTTGCTGACCGGGGCTTTCCGGCGATTGTTCCACGTGGAACATCTATATAAACTGAGCTAGTCTATATGATCTAAACTTTATTAACTAAGTTCCCAATAGTATCATACGCAGAAGAGACGCATCATTTAATTTAGAATAGTTCTAAACTAGGTCTGCCCCCTAGATACCCACCCAATATTATACATAGTCTATGACTTTGTTGTATACTTTTGTCAATGATTTCAATAACATGCGTTATGTCTAGAGCCTAGGGAGATTTGTGTTGATTTGTCGGTCGGAGTGTGAGATGATATAATTGGGGAAGGCTACTGAAAATTTCTCAGTATTTTCCCTTTAATATTAATACTTTGCATACTATTCTAGAGGATCTTATTTCCTTCTTTTTTAACTCTAGGGTAGTGTGCTTCTAACAAGGAGACAACTAATGCCAACAGTTAATTTACAAAAAATATTAGATGAAGAAGTAGGAAAAGGTAATGTAGCTTATTGCTATATCAAAGTTCCAGAAATTACCAATGGTAGGTTTCTGGGTAAATGGAGACTAGCCAGAGCCTATGAAAGTGTATCTGGTTACTATCCCTATGGTAAACAAAACAAAGATGATCCATCAGAGTTTGATAAGTTCGTAGGATCATCTGACTATGTCGATGCTATTGTTAATCGTTGGAATGATAACCTTGGTATTACCAAACAAAGAGCCTTTGAGATAGAGGCATCAACAACATTTTAAAAAGGAGACATCATGACTAAAGAAATAATCTTTAAATCTAAACTACCCGACGAAATAGATGACAGGGTTGAGAAGATTCAGACTAGACTTGAACAACTTAAACCAGAGTTTGAGGCTATGGCTGATGAACTTGGCGAGATTGGTTGGAATTTAGAAGACAAATATGGTAAAGACTTGTGGCGATGTTCTAGTAATAGATTACAAGACAAGAAATCTGAATTTGAACGAAGTTTATGGCTATCTGATTGGCTAAAAAACTTTAGAATTAACCCACAAGACTAGAAAGGAAATAACTAATGCAACGAGTAGCAGTCTATAGAAACTTACACAAGAACTGTTTGTCTATTCAATCTAGAGAACGAGAGAACTACGGAAAGATTATTGGTTATTGTAAATCAATATTCATTAAACGATCTAAGTTTATTGTTAGAGAAAAGGGTAGACTAAAAGTTCTTAAAGAGGGTAGAAAGAATGTCCATGCTTTTGTCGTTGGCGAATGTCCAGACTTAAAGCTATGGAGTTGGCAAGATAGGGATATCACAATGGGTGGTAACCCTACGACTAAGATATTCTATAACCCTTACAAATATTCAACCTTTGTGGATAAGGTTGGCAACCCAGTCCACAAAGCGAGAGCCGTACTGGTTAATACTAACTATATACAAGCCGATTTAAACTAAGGAGACAATGACGATGTTAACCCACACTATACCAAGACAATTAATATCAACGGGTAATACTAAACTGAACAAGGCGATAGAGTTTGGCTATCTTAACGAGGGTCTTTCTCTATCACCTGGAGATAAAAGTGGCTACGAAATGTGTGCCTATCGTACTGAGGGTTGTTCAAAGTTGTGTCTAGACATTCAAGGACGAGGAGTAATGACAAATGTTCAGAAGTCTAGACATAATAAAACTATGTACTTTATGAACGATAAGGTAAAGTTCATAGAACAACTAAGCGATGAGCTATTATCAAGGCTACTCTATGCTAAACGAAAAGGTCTACGATACGCATTCAGACCGAATGTATTCTCAGACCGAGAGGAGTTCTGGAGGTCTGGAATCATGGACGATCACCCACAAATCCAGTTTACAGATTACACCAAGAACCCTCATCGTATGGACAAGTTTCTCAAGTCGCTGCTACCTAGGAACTATTACTTAACGTTCTCAAGGTCAGAGACCAACGATCCAGAGTGCGAGGATATACTTAGCCGAGGAGGAAATGTGGCTGTGGTATTCAGACATTTTCTACCAGAGTATTGGTTTGGTTATCCAGTTATTGACGGAGATGTCCATGACTTGAGATTCCTAGACCCACAAGGTGTTGTCGTTGGTTTATTAGCTAAAGGTACAGCTAAGAAATCAGATAATGCTTTTATTGTTAACCCACTAGATAAGGAGTAAATCTATGATGACAATTAAAGACCCTACCTCTATAAAGAATACTTTAGAGAGGTTAGAAAATATATTAAAAGAGATTAGTATATCAGTCTCGGAGCTAGAAGACAGAGTATCTGATGCTGAACATCAATTAACATCTGATATTGAGAGTATGCTAGACAATGTTCGAAGTGATATTGGAAGCGACATACAGTCTGCCATATCTGATATCAACTCGAACACCGACCAACTGAAAGACTGATTGACTTTCACTAGATTAATTATTATTATAGTTAGTCTAGTGGGGTAGTGTTTTTTCATGTTTCCTATACACTATCCCACTAGCCTAACTATTAAGTTGGCATAGTTAGGTGACGTAACCCAAGCCAACACAAGGAGACGACTATGACTCAAAAACAAAAAGAAATGTTCAGAGAGCAAGAACTTATTGAGATAGGTAAGGCTATCTCTGAGGCAGATGGAGAGTGTTTGCATGAGATAGTGCATAATGTTCTCAAAGATCGAACTCTATCTTTAGTGACAGAAGAGGAGGTCGAGGAAATGGTACGACAAGACCTTGAGGAACAAGCCATGGATCATGGAGATTGGGGGACAGAGAATGGGATTTATTAAAATGTTATTATCTTATGTTGCATTTTCTCTAGTCCTCTTGTGGATTTGTATATTAATCGTTAGCTAAGGAGACACTATGCCAATTAGAAAATGGGATAACCTACATGTTGTAACCCACAACGATATGCATATCATATCAGTAGGTTCTAGTTTCTTGGGTAAAATTACCGAACCATACGAGAACTTAGTTCGTATGTTAGGTACACCAAGAGATGACAATACTAAATGGGTCAGTTGGAGTTTACAATTT